CGGGCGAGGTCAGCCAATCAAAACGCCGTGTATCGGCATCCTGCTTATTTGATACACTTGCCTACGATTTTAGCCGTCAGACCACTCATGCCGATGTTCAAGTGGGCGATGTGTTGATGTTACTCACTGAAAAAGCGGATGTGAACGACATTGTGTCGGTCAATGGCGAAAAGTGGCAAGTGATTCGGGTTCAGCCGATTCGTCCTGCACAACAAGCGATTTATTATCAAGCACAAGGAAGACGTTATGGGTAGATTTAGGGCCACGGTAGGGAATTTTGTGGATTCCGCATTATTGGCTCAAACACAAGGCTTTCGCAAAATTGCGTTAGATACCCTCAACAAGGTACAAAAGAAAACCCCTGTTGATAGTGGCGCGTTGCGACGTTCGTGGACGGTTGCTTTGAATGCTGTACCGAGCAATTACGATGGCAGCCAAATCGCCATTACTCAGGCTCGGTTGTCCGATACGATAGTGATTGCGACGGATAAACCTTATGCACCGATGTTGGAATATGGCTTATATCCAACGCCATCGAAAACTGGCAAAGTGACGATGCAAGGCTATTCGAGCCAAGCCCCGCGAGGGATGATTCGCATTTCCGTGGATGAAATCAATGCGTATTATGCTCAACATTCAACGCTGTGAGGTAGGCAATGAAACCGCAAATTCGACGCATTTTAGAAAGTCATTTAGCAAAATTGGATGCTTTTCCGACGGCTTGGGAAGGCGTGAAAACAGAGCCTAAACTGCCTTATCAAGCGGTCTATTTATCAGTCAATACGGCAAAGACCAGTACGATTTCCGATAAACCGCTTGCGACAGAAACTGGCTTTTTACAGCTCACTTTATTTTTTGACAACGGGCAAGGCACCAAAGCGATTGAGCAGAGAGCGAGTCAGCTACGCCAACATTTCTACGGCTTGAGTGTGGTTGAATCCCACATTCAGCTGATTATTCATCACCCACCGCAAATCGGTGGGCTTTTTTTATCAGGCAATAGCCTTGCGTTGCCGATAACGATTCCTTTTACTGCTTATCAATTGGAGGACAACGATGGCAAACTCACAAGGGACACAGCGTTCGGTGGCGCTGTCTAAAGAAACCACCTTCGGCACGAAACCTGCCAAAAACATGGCGAAATTATTGCCTCGTATTGAAACTTCACTGAATGTGAATTTTGATGCCTTCCAGTCTGAAGAAATTCGTACAGATATGCAACGTGCGGCTTCGATTGTCGGGTTTGAAAAAGTGGAAGGCGATGTAAAAGGTGAACTTGCCGCAGGGCAATGGGCGTGGGCATTTGCCGCGGCTTTACGGGGTGCTTTTGGTGCTGAAGCAAAAGCACCGATTATCAAGAAAACCGCAAACGGGCAAGGTGAGAAAAACGGCAAGATTTTAGTTGTACCACAAACGGCACACACCACCGACAGCTTTACGATTGAAGACTGGTTTAAAGATATTGGCTTATCCCGTCAATATCTCGGTTGTCGTGTGTCAAAATTATCACTGGAAGTGGAGCCGAATGGCATTGCCTCTGTTACCGTCACCTTTTTAGGGCAACGTGGGGAAGAGCAAACAGCCCAATACTTTACCAATCCGCCTGATATTGCACAATCGGGCAAACTAGCGGGCGTGAAAGGGTCATTGCAAGTCAATAAGCAACAAATGGCACTGATTACCTCATTTAAGCTCGATATTGATTTGAATGCATCCAGTGAAGCCGTGCTAGGGGCGACTTATGCCCCCGATGTGTTCATTGGTACAGTGGCTGTGAGTGGTTCGTTTACGATGTATCTGCAAAACAAAGCGATGATTGATGCGGTGCGTCTTGGCACAAATCTTTCACTAGCCTTGCGAATGGATGCCGAAACAAGTAACGACAGCGATTATATGGCGATTATTCTGCCAGCGATTAAAGTCACTTCTTCTGAAATCGATGACGGGGCGAAAAACTTAATGCAAACCCTTAATTTTGATGCCTTCCCAGGTGTGTGGGATGCAGCCAGCACGATTGATGACAGCTTAAAAGTGGCGACCACGATGATTGTACAAGATACGTTGGCTTAATACCTTTACAAGCGGTCAATATTGACCGTTTTTTTGCAATATAAGGAAATTTTATGGACTTAAAAAATTTATCAAAATCAGCTTTAGCAGAAACGTTTACCTTTAACTTACTTCATCCTGAAACGAGTGATGAATTGGGGGTAAAAATCAGTGTGGTGTCGGCAAAATCAGACAAGGCATTTGCTTACTTGCAGAAAAAACTGAAAAAAGAGCAATTGCGTGAAATTGAAAACGCCAAAAGTCGTAAGCCTCAATTAAAAGGTTTAGATGAATTACGCACAGAAACCTTAGAGCTTGCCTTAAGCCGCTTAGAGAATTGGGACGGTTTAGAATGGGAAGGTAAACCGCTTGCCTTTAGCGAAGAAAATGCCCGTATGGTATTGGGTGAATGCGATTGGATGATTGACCAAATTCTGGAACATTCCAACGATTTGGGAAAGTTCTTGACGGCTTAATTGACGATTTGCTGCGTTACGCAAAAAAAGAGTTTGAGCTGGATAAACACCCCAAAGAGAGTAAAGCGACCTTGCGGGCACATTTACTCTCGCTGTATGAGCAGACAGGCGAAATGCCCGTCGAGCTTGAAAATGAGCCACCGAATGATGCGGTGGCTTATTTATTGGGTTATTTCCAACAACTTTCCACGGCAAGGCAGTGCGGAATGAGCTTGAACCCGCTGACTTTTACGGAAATAGAGGCGTGGGGCAGGCTCTATAAAATGAAGCTCGACAGTTGGGAAATTGATGTGATTAAACAATTGGATTTAATTTATCTCAATACGCAAATGGAGCATTGATGGAAACCTTAAATTTTAGTCCTGATTATCAAGCGAGCAAAAAGCAAAGCCCGAAATTGAGTGAAGTTGATTTTGGCGATGGCTATACCCAATCTCGCCCGCAAGGGTTGAACCATAATCGAGCGACATTTAGCCTGACTTTTAGCGGCAATATTGCCAAGATCAAGCAGATTGATGATTTCCTCACTCGCCACGGTGGTTATAAAACCTTCCTCTGGACGCCCCCTTTTGGTCAACAGGGGAAATATAAATGTAAAGAGCATCAAATTACCTACCAACAAAGCTATTGGCAACTGACTGGCGAGTTTGAGGAGGTCGTTTCATGACCGCAAATATCACTCCAACATTTCAGCTTGAACTGGCAAAACTGGAACAAACGGCGTTGCTTAACTTATTCGAGGTCGATATGCGACAGCTTACGGGCAAGGACGGCAATCGTGGTGAGCTGTTCCGTTTTTATGCGGGCACGAATGAACTCACCCAGCCGATTATTTGGCAAGGCAACCGCTACATACCCTTTGGGGTAAAGGCGGAAGGCTTTGAAATGTCAGGACAGGGAGCGAGCAATCGACCCACGCTCACGGTCATCAATTTTGATGGCTTTGTGACCGCACTCTCGAATAACTTCGAGCAATGCTTAGGTGCGATTGTACGCAGACGGCAAGTGTATGCCCAGTTTTTAGATGCCGCAAACTTTAAAGCGGGTAATCGCAATGCCGATCCACAGCAAGAGCGAGTGAGTTATTACCTGATTGAGCAATTAACCACGCTCACGCAAGATATGGCGACCTTTACGCTGGCGTTGCCGACCGAAACCGATAATGCCTTGATTAACAAGCGAACGATTTTAGTCACGTGCCCGTGGGTGTATCGCTCAACTGAATGCGGTTATACGGGCAGCCCTGTTGCGGACGAAAAAGACCAACCGACCACCGACCCAAAAAAAGACAAATGCTCAGGGTGCTTGCGGGGTTGTCAGCTACGTCATAACACCCTTAACTATGGTGGGTTTATTGGGGTGAATAAATTAGGCTAACAACAACTGTGCTGGGATACCTAAGCCGTGATAAAGTTTCTTGATCATCGTCAGGCTTAATGGACGCTTGCCACTTAACACCTCAGAGACTTTAGAAGGCGAGCCTAAATAAGCCGTCATATCTTTGGTGGTTAAGTTGTTTTGTTCCATTCTGAACTGGATCATATCCAGCACACTCACATCATCGGTTGGGAATGCATAATATTTTTTTTCGTAGGATTGAATCAACAACGCCAAGGCTTCAAGCTCTAGTGCCGCTTCGCTTTCTTCAGGTGGGTCTAAATCCATTAGCGTATCTAAGCGGGTAAGGGCTTGTTGATAATCGTCTTCGTTGGTAATTAAGCGAATTTGTGTCATAACGCCTCCTTAAAATTGTTGCTTGTCATATTCTGCGTGCGTGCCAATCCATTCGATTTTGACAATGCCATTGACATAGCGCACCTTAACGACAAGGCGATAATGATTGCCTTTAATGTTGAAAATAACTCGATTGTCGGCAAGAAAATCCGCACTGCGATAGCTATTTTTAATATCTTGCGGTGTTTTCCATTGAGACAATTCCACACCTTTAAGCCACGTTTTCAATGCCTTTTCGGCATTGGCGTGTTTTTGGCTAAAAGCAACGAGTTTATCAATTCCCACAACAAGCATCTTGTTATCCTCTCTTTATCTGGTGAAATTATAACATAATTTCCCAAAATGGGAAAATAAAATGAAAGAATCTATTGAACAACAAATTATTGACTACGCCAAATCCACAGAACCGCACGAATGTTGCGGTTTTATTTTGCGAGACCATATGGCGGGCGAACGGTTTTATTATCCTTGCCACAATGTAGCACAAGATCCTGAAAACTATTTTGAGATTGCTCCAGAAGAACAAATCGAGGCGGAAAAATTGGGGTGGATTGAGGCAATTGTCCATTCACACCCGAATGGCGAACCTGTGTTATCGCTTGCTGACCGTCAGGTGTTCGTTCACACCGATTGCGATTGGCTGTTAGTCTGTGACGACAAATTGCAACGTTTCCCGAAAATTGCCCCGCTTGTTGGCAGAACCTTTGAGCACGGCAAAACCGATTGTTACACGTTGTTTAAAGATTTCTACTTTTTAGCGGGTTTAGATATGGACGAGTTCAATCGTCCCGATGAGTGGTGGCACAACGGGCAAAATCTTTACTTAGATAATCTCGAAGGGCAGGGATTCAAGCGGTTAGATTCTCAGGAAACGTTGCAAATTGG